AGCGTCGGATCCTGATTTCCATACGTGGGTTAAATCGTCTCCCATACGCTTGGAGCTGTATGCCAAAGCGGATGGTCAGTTCGATTTCGATTCGGGCAATGAATTGCTGTCTACCTATAAGGCTTTAAGGGGTTTTAAGACGCAGCAGGCGCAGACCGAACAAAAGGAAAAGCGCCAGCAGCAGATGAAATCCGCACAAGTTGATACAGGTGGAACAGGAGAGACTTCAAAGCGTGTCTATCGTAGGGCAGACCTGATTCGGCTAAAAATGACCGATCCGGCTCGCTACAATGCACTGTCTGAAGAAATTATGGCGGCGTATCAAGAGGGACGGGTCAAATAATTTACTTTTGACTTTAGGAGTTAAACATGGCAACCGCATTTAGCCCAGCAAATAGCGTTACTACCACCACAGCAGCAACCTTCATCCCAGAGATTTGGAGTGATGAAATTGTTGCTGCCTATAAGAAGAACCTCGTTCTGGCCAATCTGGTCATGAAGATGAACTTCCGTGGCAAGAAAGGCGACACCGTCCACGTTCCGTCCCCAACCCGCGGCGCTGCCTCGGCAAAAGGCGCAACGAACGCGGTTACGCTGATCGCTGCAACTGAAAACGAAGTGCAAATCTCCATCGATAAGCACTACGAGTACAGCCGTTTGATCGAAGACATCGTCGAGACTCAGGCGCTGAACTCACTGCGTCAGTTCTACACCGATGATGCTGGTTACGCTCTGGCCAAGCAGGTTGATTCCGACCTGATCCAACTGGGCCGCGCGTTCAACGGCGCCACCATCGGCACCAACGACTACGCAACCAGCAACAGCTCGACCAAAGCCTTCATCGGCTCGGACGGCACCACTGCCTACAACAGCACAACCTCGAACGCTGCCGCGCTGACGGATGCTGCTATCCGCCGCACGATCCAGCGTCTGGATGACAACGACACCCCGATGGACGGTCGTTTCTTCATCATCCCTCCGTCGTCGCGCAACACCCTGATGGGCCTGGCTCGCTACACCGAGCAAGCCTTCGTGGGTGATGGCAATGCCATCCGTAACGGTGAAATCGGCAACCTGTATGGCATCCCCGTGTTTGTTACCTCCAACGCCGACTTCGGCGCGGGTAACTCGGGCGCTGACCGTATCTGCCTGATGGGCCACCGCGACGCAATGGTGCTGGTTGAGCAGATGGGTGTTCGCTCGCAGACTCAGTACAAGCAGGAATACCTGGCTACTCTCTACACCGCAGACATGATCTACGGCGTGAAGGCCATGCGTACTGCTGCAAGTGTGGGCGCAGCTACCTCGTCCTCGGCTTTTGCTCTGGCTGTCCCGGCCTAATTGAGCACCCCGGTCTTTGGGCCGGGGGTTTCCAACTTAATTAGGAGAACATCATGGCAAATGCAACTTCCGTGACAGTCCGCGCTGGCAATGACCAGTTTCGCGGTCTGTATTCCAACACTTGGCTAGTACGCGCAACGCTGGACGCTGATGATCTGGCAGACGGCGCTGGCGACACTGATACCGTCACTATCCCCGGCGTTGCGCTGGGCGATATGGTGCTATCAGCTTCGCTGGCAGTTGACGTGGCGGGTCTTATTGTGACTGCCTACGTTAGTGCAGCCAATACTGTCAGTATTCGTTTCCAAAATGAGACTGGCGGTTCGGTGAACTTGGCGTCCAGCACCCTGCGCTTGGTCGTCGTTCGTTCGCTGGCCTAATAATCAGGGGCTTCGGCCCCTGATTTTTCATCTGGAGTATTTATGCCCGCAACCTTTCGCTGCCTCTCCAGCGGTCAAACCGTCACTTTCACGCTTCAGCACGACATCGACAGCATGAAAGGCCATGCCGGTTACGTCCGAGTAGATGAGGAAGGAAACGAAGAGCCGCTGCAACACGACGCTGTACGTACTGACACCGCATTCAGGGCGCCTACCCCACAAAAACGTCCTGGTAGACCAAGGAAGCATTGAAATGTCTGAGATTGATTTGCGCGAATTCGGCAAGCTGGAAGCCCAGGTTGAGGTACTTCAGACCGAAGTCCATGCTTTACGCGATGACGTCAAAAAGCTTTTAGAGATGGCCAACAAGTCCAAAGGTGGCTTGTGGGCAGGCATGGCCATCGTTTCGGCCCTAAGTAGTCTGGCCGCGTTTGTTTTGGATAGGACACTTCTAAAATGAAAATGAGCAAATCCGACAAGAAGGTCAAGAAGGTCATGGGGGAGTACAAGGCCGGCACGCTGCATTCCGGTAAAGGTGGCCCCGTGGTCAAGTCTCGCAAGCAGGCAATCGCCATCGCGCTATCCGAGGCCGGCAGATCCTTGCCGCAGCGAGGCCAGCGTACTGCTAAAAATAGGGCCAAGAAATGAAAAAGCCAGTCTGGGATCAGAAACGCCCAAAGGGTTTAGGCCCCTCCAAGCCGCTGTCCCCGGCTAAAAAAGCCGCCGCCAAAAAAATGGCCCAAAAGGCCGGGCGGCCCTATCCAAATTTAATCGACAATATGCGAGCCGCGAGGAAGAAATGACCTCTAAGACGCCAGCTTGGCAGCGAAAAGCCGGTCAAAACCCCAAGGGCGGCTTGAACGCCAAAGGCCGTGCGTCCTATAATGCTGCAACAGGTGGGAACCTGAAAGCGCCGGTCAAGTCCGGCGACAACCCAAGACGAGCTTCTTTTCTTGCCAGGATGGGCAATATGCCCGGCCCCGAATACAAGGGTGGCGAACCGACCCGGTTGCTGCTGTCCTTAAAAGCGTGGGGCGCGTCATCCAAGGCAGATGCAAAGGCAAAAGCTAAAGCTATCTCCGCAAGGAATAAGGCGAAAAGCAAATGACCTATTTAGAACTCGTCAACTCCATATTGCTCCGGCTGCGCGAGCCAACGGTTTCTACTGTTGCGCTGACCGCGTATTCCCAGCTCATCGGTAAGTTCGTCAATGACGCCAAGCGTCAGATTGAGGATTCCTTTGACTGGAACGCCCTTGGCCAAGAAATTACCATTACTACTGTTTCTGGCACGTACGAATACGCGCTGACCGGCGCTGGCCAGAAATTTCGCGTCACCAGCGAGCCACTAAATACGACTAGCAATGTTGTCATGCAAACGATCTCGGTGGCTGACATGCGTCGTCGTCAAAATTTCACGCCGATCGTTCAGAACATCCCGACGCAATACTGCTTTGAGGGCGTAGACGCCAGCGGCGACGCCAAGGTGCAGCTCTACGGCATCCCAAACGGCGTCTACACATTGAAATTTTTCTTGTGCGTGCCGCAAGCTGACTTGACGGCTGATGGCGATGAGCCGTTAGTGAATTACAAGTTGATCGAGCAAAACGCTTATGCTCGCGCGCTAGTTGAGCGCGGCGAGGATGGCGGCCTGTCGTCGTCGGAAGCCTACAATCTGTACCGCTCGATGCTCTCGGATTACATTGCCTTGGAAGCGACGCGCTTTCCTGAAATGCAGGAGTTCGTCGCAATATGAGCCAGACACTTGAGCGATTTTCGATCTCCGCACCTGGGTTTTACGGATTAAATACCCAGGACTCGCCGCTGGATTTGGCGGCCGGGTTTGCGCTGACCGCTCAAAACTGCATTCTGGACAAGTACGGCCGCATGGGCGCACGCAAGGGTTGGACTAAGGTCAACACCAGCACTGGCAATCTGGGCGCCAACGATGTGGGCGTCATCCATGAGCTGGTGCAGTCCGACGGCAACGTAACGGTCTTATGCGCTGGCAACAATAAGCTCTTTAAATTAAGCGGTACAAGTCTGACTGAGCTCACCTACGGGGGAGGGGGTACGGCCCCAACGATTAGCGCAAGCAACTGGCAGTGCGCGTCGTTAAGCGGTATTACCTACTTTTTCCAGGCAGGCCATGACCCGCTGATATACGACCCAGCAGTCAGCACCACTACGTATCGGCGCGTTAGTGAAAAGACAGGCTACGCCGGCACCGTGCCATTAGGCAATATCGTTTTGTCAGCTTACGGTCGTTTGTGGATTGCCGGCACCAATGCCGACAAAGTGACGTTGACGTTTTCTGACTTGCTCTCCGGCCACGTCTACACCGGTGGTACCTCCGGCACATTAAATGTCAACTCCGTCTGGCCGAACGGCGCGGACGAGATTACTGGACTGGCAGCGCACAACGGCTTTTTGTTCATCTTCGGCAAGCGCCAGATTCTGGTGTACCAGGGGGCTACTGCGCCGTCCACCATGTCGCTATACGACACAGTGATTGGCATTGGCTGCCAATGGCGCGACTCGATACAGAGTACGAACACGGACGTCGTTTTCCTGTCCAACAGTGGTGTGCGGTCCATCATGCGGACGATTCAGGAAAAGTCGGCACCGTTTCGTGACCTAAGCAAAAATGTTCGCAACGACTTAATGCAGTTAGTTGCTGGCGAGACACCTGCAAATATTAAAGCTGTTTACTCGGAAGTTGACGCGTTTTACCTTCTTACGTTTCCCACCGCCAATCAAGTGTATGTTTTCGACACACGATCGGTGATGCCAGACGGCGCGTCTCGCGTAACTACTTGGTCGCAGATAGACCCTACCGCTCTATACGCCCGTCGTAATGGCGATTTGTTGATAGGCAAAACGGGCTACATAGGCAAGTACACAGGCTATTTGGACGACACTTCAACCTACCGTATGGCGTATTACACCAACCATGCGGATTTAGGTGATGTGTCGGTGACATCTATTGTTAAACGCATTTCAATCGTAGTTATTGGTGGGTCAAATCAGACTGTCACTATTAAATGGGGGTATGACTTTTCTGAGAACTATCTTTCGGAGAACGAAGACATACCGACGCAAGGTATTTCTGAATACGGCATTGCAGAGTACGGAGCTAATGGTGTGCCAGTCGCTCAATACGCAGGCGGTATTGTTATCCAAACTTTGACTACTCAAGCAACAGGTTCTGGCAAGGTAGTGCAAACAGGATACGAAGCAGAAGTAAACGGGTATGAGTTGTCTATCCAAAAGATTGAGATTTTGGCCAAGCGTGGCCGTATAAGTTAAGGAGCGGCCATGTCCGACTACACAAAATCGACCGACTTTGCCTCGAAAGACGCGCTGCCCTCTGGCAACGCGGGCAAGATCGTCAAAGGCACTGAGATTGACACCGAATTCAATAACATCGCCACAGCGATTGCGACTAAGGCCGATTTGGCTAGTCCGTCGCTAACCGGTAGCCCAACAGCCCCTACGCAGTCAAGCGGCGACAGCTCGACTAAATTGGCAACAACGGCGTTTGTGGCAGCGGCGATTACTACAGGAATTGCAGCAGCTTATCCAGTCGGGTCTATATACATCAACGCCAGCAACAGCACTAATCCTGCGACGTTACTTGGTTTTGGCACATGGACTGCGTTTGGCGCCGGCCGCGTGATGGTTGGGTTTAACGCATCTGATCCGCTGTTTGACACCGCAGAAGAAACTGGCGGCTCAAAAGACGCGGTCGTTGTTAGCCATAGCCACAGCGCGTCTACCAGCATCAGTGATCCTGGCCACCGCCATACACAAATGTATAACAACGGTGGCTCACCCCGCCCTATGGTATCGGGGACAGGCGACGGAGGCTCTGTGTCGGGCAACGTACCGGCGGGCGGAGGAAACGTAGTAAATAACGGCCTATTAACTGATTCATCTAACACTGGAATTAGCGCATCAACTTCAGTAAGCAGCACGGGTTCATCCGGCACAAATGCCAACTTGCAGCCGTACATTACTGTCTATATGTGGAAAAGGACGGCATGAGCGCCGTACTTGAAAATGTTGGTGGCGAGATTACCCATCATTTTTCTGATGGGTTGTATGCCAAAGAAGCGTTTGTGCCAGAAGGCACAGCGATTTTGAAGCATACGCATGACTTTAGTCATCTGTCGATTCTGGCCAAAGGTAAAGTGGCTGTAATGGCAGATGAGAAGGTAGATATTATTGAAGCGCCTGCTTGTATAGAAATAAAGGCAGGCATAACGCACGGCATTAAGGCAATTACTGACTGTGTATGGTTTTGCATCCACGCAACGGACGAGAAAGACCCAGCGAAAGTGGATGATATTTTGATTAAGGGGTACTGACATGCCAATCGGTGGACTTATCAGCGCTGGCGCAAGTTTGCTAGGCGGCTATCTTCAAGGTGAAGCCGCTAAAGACGCGGCCGAAACGTCTGCGGGCGCGCAACTTCAAGCCGCTCGCATAGCGGCGGAAGAGTCTCGCTTTAGACCTGTTGGTATTACGACACGGTTTGGCACTAGTCGATTTACGATGGACCCGAAGACGGGCCGTCTAAGCTCTGCTGGCTACACCATCAGCCCAGAGCTTAAGGCATACCAAGATCGTTTATCGGCTTTGGTGGGTGGAGCGCTTACGCAAGCAGAGCAAGCGCCGCAACTGTACGCGCCGCTAGGCACTGCGGCTACTGGGCTATTTGGCTTAGGACAGCAATACCTGGCGCAATCGCCCGAGCAAGTTGCGCAGCAGTACATGCAGCGGCAAATAGATTTGCTGGCGCCTGGTCGTGAGCGTCAATTGGCTGAGTTGCGCAACCAAGTGTTTCAGACTGGTCGTTCTGGCT